CCTCGTCATCGCCGCTAAAGAAACCGAGAAAAGCATCCTTCACGCCCGTAAACTTCGACTTGGCCTTGCTGGCGATAGAAAGGGCCCATTCAAAGTCGGAAACGAGCTCTCTCACCGACGCGGCGATACCGTCGAACAACGTATTCCAGAATGTCCCGATGCCTTCCCACATTTCTTCCAAGCCTTGGATTGTCTGGGCCATGTCACCGTTCACCAAGCCGTCAATGACCTTCCACGCCCCCTGGAAGGTCTGGGTGAAGGCTCCCCACAACTTGTCCCACCACGCTGTGACTTTATCCCAGTGCTCGATAAGCTGTCTGGCGAGGTAGATCAGGACGATGATTGCAAGGCCAACAGGGTTGGTAAGTAGGGTCTTCGAGAGGGTTAGGAAGGCCACTCCAACCGATGCTATCGCGGCAATCAGCGGCGCATTCATGAAAGCGACAAGCCCGATGAGAATACCCTTCCATCCGCCGATACTATCCACGAAAGATGAAATGTCCGTCTTAAGCGACTTGAAGGATTCTTTCGTCTTCTCGACGTCAATTTCCTTAATGGCGTCGGCAATTGCCGTGACAACATCAGCGATGCTGGATGCAATAAACTCGCGGTTTTCGACGGTCCACTTCGTGATGCTGTCGATAGCGGGCTGTATTTGCGGCATCAAAGTTCCGCCAATCAGGTTCTTAACCCCCGTCAGTGACGCTTCCATGTTCGTAAGGCTATCGACGAAGCCCTCGGCCGCTCGAGCCGTGTCGTTGTCGATGACGACTCCGAGGCGTCGAGCCTCTTTGCGAAGCGCGTCGATGCCGCTTTGACCCGCTTCGGCCACACGGACCATTTCCATACCCGACCGGCCGAACGCCGATGCCGCGAGCGCCGCCTTGTTTTCCTGCCCCTCCAAGCGGTCCAGGCTGTCGATCATCAGGCTGAAGGCTTCTTCCGTATCGGTCGCGGACCTCAACTGATCCGCGAGTTCGGGGTTCACCTTCTCAAGCATCGTGTGAAGGCTGCCGGTCCCCGCCTTCAATTCGCCAAGACGTTTCGAGAACGCCGACAGGGCGGTATTGAAGTTGTCTTGGCTTACCCCCTGCCGGTCCGCCGCGAACCGCAATTCCTGATAGGCTTCGGCGGAAAGGCCCAATTGGCGACTGAACTTGCTCACTTCGTCCGCGCCGCGCGCGAACCCGTTCACCGTGTTCACGAGCCCCGCCACCGAAAGGGCCCCGCCGAGCGCACCGAGCGGGCCGAGAATGCCGGAAATCCGCCCGCCGACATTGGCGACTGACTTCCCAAGGCCAGCGAAGGCGCGCACCGGCTGCCGCAAGCTGCGCTGAATGCGCTTCATCGGGCCGGACACTTTGTCGACCGCCGAAATAACGGCGGTCAGATTTGCCTTACTTGCCATGGGATTTGGTCTCCTGTCGGATACGGACGGCCTGCCTCATCCACAATTCAAGATGTGAAAGAGGCAGGGCCAGGGTCTCGGCGGGGCTCACTTGCCAGGAATAGGCAAGATCGAAAGCGGCGTTTACGAGGTCTTCTCCGCTTCCTCCCCTTCCCCGAAAAAACCGAGCACCGCCGACATGCAGGCGTTGAAGTCGTCCGGCCCGAGTTGCCGAACAGACGACGGCGGGACGCTCGCAAGCTTCGAAATGTACTTGGCGATAGAACCGGTTTCAGGAATCACGCCGCCGTCGGCAATCCTCATCGGATAACCGCATTCGATGATTTCTTGCCCGGTCGGTTCCTTGAAGGTGAGGACGGTTACGTCCTCACCATGCGCCGTAATTGGCTTCTTGAGCGCAACCGTCGTCATTGCAACCACCGACCGGCCTTGCCCTCGAACTTGAGGGACGTTGTACCGTCCGCGGCGTTTACCGTGATCGGCCCCGACAACCACGCGCTTTCGAGAACCGCGGTCATGCCGTTTGCAAGCTCGGCGGTAACGGTGCCTTCCGTCATGGCCTCAAGTTTTGCCATCGGAAAATCAGCCGGAACAAAAGCATCCATTTCCATCATGGGAACGCGATTGTTCTCGGTGAAGTGCGCGACCCCAGAAAGGCCCGTAACGCCTTCCTTTTCGGTCGCCTGGATGTCGACGGAAAGCGCGCCCGCAAGTTCAAGCTGCTCGCCGTCGACCTTGATAAAGGCGGTTCCGCCAATGGGTTTGGCCATCTGTAATCCCTCCTAGTTGGCCGGGTACTGCAACCGGAATTGCGCCAGGACCGCGAGCACTCGCAGTTGATTGACCAAATCCGGCGGGAACAGCACGTCGACCCGGTTTGCGTTGGTGTCGTTGCGCTCGACGACAAGGTTCTCGGCGAAAGCCGCCGCATTCTCGACGATGCCCGCGCGCTCGAGGTCGCCATAGGACGCGACCAGCTCGGCCCGAATAATGTTCGGGGTCACGATGGCCTGGCCGGAACCGAACCGCGTTCCGTCGTTGGCCAGTTTGTGCCGGCCGAATTTCGACGTTATGCGCGCCTTCAAGAAACGAAGGATGTAGGCGAGCGAAAACAGCGTATTCGCGTCAAGGTATGACGTGTCCGGCTGGTCAAAGGCGTTGACCTGATACGTCGTGATTGCCCGCTCGATCCGCACGGCATTCCCGCCGGTGTCGAGCGTCGAAATCCCCGAGGTCAGCAACACTTGCCGTTCCTGCATCGTGAAGCGGTCTTCCGGGTCGGCCGGGTCGATGCCGATATCGAGCGTTTGCAGCGGCCGGGCCGGGTCGATAATCAAGCTCTTGGCCGCCTCGGCAACGATGCGCGCCAGAACTTCCCACGGGTTGACCGTCAACGGCTCAAGGCCGAAGACGCTCGCATGCTGGTCGTTGCGCGTACCGCCGAAGGTGTCGAGGGTCGCGACCGATGCCTTCTTGACGGCGAAGACATGCCCATAGACCTGTTTTGCCCAAGACCACCGGCCCGTGGCGTCGTCGAGTTCGACCTCGAGCGCGTCAAGGCTGGTCGCGTCGGCATACGGGCAGGCGATCAAATCAAATTCCTCGTCGCCCATATTCCCGATTGCCGTTGCAAGCGCCGGGTTGACGGTGCCGTTCGCCATGCCGGTAATCGTCGCGGTGACGCCGGCGGGTTCCGTGCTCGACGCGCCAGGCGCCCGATAGGCCCGAACGTCGATGTCGTTGCCCAATTCGCCGGCGTGCCGGGCGGTAAGGGTAACGGTCCCGGTCACGTTCGCCGCGGTGACCGCGATATTCGCGGCGTTAATCAACGCCTCGAGCGCGTCCCCGATGGTCGTTGCCGTGTCCGTCGTCGCGACCGAGAAGGCAAACGTCTTGCCCGCAATCTTGAACCGGAACGTTCCCGCCGCGGTCGGCGTGCCCGCGAAGACAATCGTACCGGTCGCCTTCACGCCGCCGCCATCGGCGAGCGGAAGACACCAGACTTCGCCGAAGCTGTCGCGCGCCCGATAGGCCGCATGCATTTCGGCCAGCATCGAGGCCGTACCGAAAAGCGAAATCGCTTCGTCGGTCCGATTGACCAAGACCGGGACATTCGCAGCTCCGATGCCGGCGGCCAGCATTTGCCCGATCAGCAAGACCCGGCCCCGGTTCTCGAATTGCGAGGCCTGCGAATTGTCGACCTCGGCGTAAAACAGCGGAACGCGAACGTTCGCCGCGATGTTGTTGAACGAAACCATTTTCGGTTAATCCCCCTTCTTCGGCTTCGGCGGTTGGCCTTCGGTAACGTCGCCATCCTTCAAGCGACGCGACCACCATTGCGACGGCTCGACCTCGCGGCCTTCCGCGGGCAGATAGTCGCCCTTGAGAGGATCCCGCACGGCGAGCCCCTCTTTCGGTGTCAGGTACATGCGATTTCCCCTTATTCGGTGGGTATGGTGAGGGTTGCCCCGGCTTCGCTCCGGCCATCCGGGCCGGGGCTGGTAACGTTCGCGTCGGCCGGGTCGACGGCGTCCAAGTCAATCGTGACAGTTTCGAGGTTCGGCAGCGCGCCGAGCGCGGTCCCGCGATAGGTGTCTTCCTCGGTGATCTCGGTCATCGCCGAGAAGTCGAAACCCCAAATCAGGAAAGCGCGGCTTCGCGCGATCAGGTCGCCGCCGCGGTACTCGATCGGGTTATGATCGGCGTCGGGTTCCCAGCCGAGAATCCCCGCCCACAATTCCGCCCGGATCAAATGCACTTGGTCATAGGACGCCTGCCCGCGCTGGTCAGCGGTGTTAGACAAGAGCACCACGACGCGAAACCGGTCCTCCAATCCCTGCCGCACATCGTTCGAACCGTTGGCGACCGCGTCGGCCTGGTCATCCATCGGCACAACGAATGCGGCCGGAACGTCAACGCGCGTGCTTTCCTCGAGCGCGTCATAATCGGCCGCGCCGGCGATCCGGTTCGCGAAGCTTGGGCAACGCTCGCGAATTGCGGCGATGATCGGGGAAAGCATCATTTCAGCGGCACCCATTTCAAGGCATCGGCCAGAGCGGTTTGAAGCTTCGGCACTATTTGCGGCGTCTCGGCCTCGAGCGCGTCGCCGAACACATCGCCGCGCGGATCGAGGTTCTTCGTCCCCTTGAGCAAGAACAGCGGATAGTAAGCCTTCATGGCCGCCGTTTTGTTGGGGCGGATGATGGCAACGAACGGGTTGCGCTGCTTCGACCGGATCGACCGGAACAACTCGCCGGTGCGGCGGCCCGGATATTCGCCGGCCTTCGAAACCTTGCCCTTGCGATTGACCAGCCGGCGCGCGGTTTTCTGCACGTCCTGGCCGGCGCGGCGAACAACCTTGCGGATCGGCTTCTTATCGAAGTCGATGGTCTTCCACCGGCCGAGCGTGACATTGATAGTCGGGCTAGACATGCGGGCCGACTTCCTCGAGGTCGAGCGTCTTCGTGCCACCGTCCTCGAGCAGGTCGACGTCGTTGAGGATCAGTGCTTCGATCCAGTTGCTGAAATCACCCGCCGTCTGAATCTCCTCGAGCTGGAAGCGCT